TAATGGATGACCTAGCCGAAACCCCTCTAAGTAGCAACTTTCAAGGTTCTTATGCAATGACTAATGTAGTTTGTTGTAAACCTCCTAAAAACGAAAAAGGAGAACAACAAGCTCCAACAAAAAAGCAGGCAGAAGCGTGTAGCACGCGATTAGAGGATTTTATAAACCTTGCAAACCCAGACATCATTGTCAATGTAGGCAATGTAAGTAAACGACACATAGACATGTCTCTCCCCAGAAACTTCAAATGTCAATTTGTGCATATTATGCACCCTGCTAGTATTTTAAGAATACAAAGTGAAGGACATAAAAAGCTAGAAGTACAAAGATGTGTTAGTAGAATAATTCAACAAATAGAGGACACTTATGACGACAAAAAAATCACAAGCTACTAACTCTTCAAAAGAACCACTATGGACAGGACCACAATGTAGTGGACCCCAAGGAGGTATTAGTCAAAGTCTGCTTGGACGTTTTCTTTGCTGCCGTGAACGATTTAGATTGCTGGTTGTTGAAGGTCTAAGAGAGGAGATGCTTTACAACCACAAGATAGAATACGGAAATATGTGGCAAATATGTGAAGAATACCATGCTGCTAAAAAACCATGGAAAGAACCACTACTAAAATATGTTAGAGATTCTTTACTTGAATATCCTAGTAAAGCCGAACAGATAAACAAATGGTACAACGTATGCAAAACGCAGTTCCCCTTATATGTTGAATACTACAGCAACAAGACTGAAACCCGAATACGTAAGCCAGTTAAACAAGAACACAAGTTTCATGTTCCATACGAGTTGCCAAGTGGTCGTACGGTTTGGCTTAGAGGTATGATGGATGAAGTATTTAGCAAAAACAAAAAGCTCTGGCTACAGGAAAACAAAGCTAGAGGTGATATAAACGAAGAGGCTATGAAGTTTGAGCTACCTTTTGAACTACAGACCATGATTTACAACAAAGTCATGCAGATAGAAACCATCATGGGTAGCTTGCCTGCTCAACCTATTGCTGGTGTTGCCTATAACGTAGTTAGACGCCCGCTGAGTGACTGGCAAGGACGTTTTAACATAAAACAACGTAAAGGCCGTTTGAATAAAAAGACAGGACAACGTACAGGACAAGAGAGCGATAAACAATACTACGAACGCCTTGGTGATTTAATTAAAGAAAACCCTAGCCACTTCTTTATGCGTTGGCAAAGCGTAATAACGGAAAACGATAGGGAAAGATTTTTACAACAGTTTTTGGTTCCCATACTAGAACAACTCTGTGACTGGTGGGAACACATAAGCAAAGACCCACATAATCCCTGGGATAATAAAAACACGGTTCACTACCGTATGCCTTACGGAGTGTATAACCCTTTGCTACTAGGACGACAAACCGAGTATGCAAGATTTTTACACACTGGTAGCTTACTAGGTATGGAGCGTGTACAAACCCTGTTTAGAGAATTAGACACAAAGGAGGATATAACCTAAATAGCCGCATTTTTACAATCTGTTGGGGAGCCATACCCCCTATTGTAGCGAATGTAACAATGTGGTATAATTGAATGTGATACCTTTAATTGCCTTAGCCGATATGAGGAGGAAACATGGCAGTTGTTAAGAAAAAGGTACGGAGGAGAAAGTCTCCACCTACCGACAGTAGTGCAGATACTAGTAAACACGTTTTGCAAACACGAGCTCCACTTGCTCTTGCATTATATGGCCCAAGTGGTGTTGGGAAAACTAGTTTTTGTGCTCACTTCCCTAAACCAGGATTTATCATTTACCAAGATGATGGAATCCATGATCTTTCAACCTACGACCAAGCACCTGCTCCTGAGTACGTAGATAAGGTTGAAACGTTCCCCGAGTTGTTACAAGCCATACGTGATGCTCCGGGAAGATGCGAAACACTAATCCTTGATAACCTTACGGACTTCGAGCAGTTGTGTTTTGTTCATCACTGTGATATGTACTTTGGTGGTGATTGGTCCAATAAAGGCTTTTATAGCTTTAACAAAGGACCAAAAAATGCTGCAAAGACCGACTGGCCCGAGCTACTGTATACTCTCCAGAATGTCCTTGAGCAGGGCGTACATATCGTTCTTATTGCTCATAGCCGTATTAAAAGTAGACCAAACCCAGATGGTGAGGATTACCTTGCATGGGAACCTCAACTAGATGCTGAAATTTGGACTAAAACACACGGATGGGCAAAAGCTACTTTGTTCTACGCATTGCGTGTAGAAGTTGCCAAAGATAGCCCTATTAGCAAGGGTAAAGCAAGTAGTTCGGATTATGACAGGTACATTTTCACTCAACCTAGTCCCACCTATGAAGCCAAGAATCGTTATGGGTTACCTCCTGTAATTGATTGTAGCGTTGGTGCGGAAGAGGCTTTTGAAAATTTTGCAAACTGTTTCAAATAATCTAAAACTACATAACTATGCTTGTCCTCAATAGGAAGGTCGACGAGTCAATAGATATAGGCTCCGACATTACCATTACTGTTTTGCGGATTAACAGCAAACAAATTCGCATCGGGGTTGAAGCCCCAAAGGAGATTACAGTTCTAAGAAGGGAACTACATTCTACCGAACCTAAAACTAGTTTTAACAATGCAGGAGTGACCAAAAATGGCACTGAATAAAACCCAAAGTATGTTTGTGAACAGTCTTAAAAAAGCTGCACCTTCAGCTCACAAAAAGAGTCGTGACACTGAAGTACAAGTACAAGGAGGTGGTTTACCTGAAGGTATTGCTCGTGGTGTTGCTCAATTTACTGATTATAAATTGGGTGAAATCAGCAAGGGTAAAGCTAAGGGTAAAAAGTATATGTCCCTTAAAAGCACAGTAGTTGAGCCAAGCCAGTACCGTGGTTTAAGTGCTGTGAAGAACATTTACTTTCGTGAAACCAAAAACAAATCTATTGCCGACCAGATTGTTGCTTTTAACAACGAGCTGAAAAAGCTAGGTGCAGATCTTTCAGGTACTACGGAAGATGATTGGTTTGAGATTCTAGATGTTCTCAAGGACGAAGGCCCTTACCACTACTTTCATACTTGGAAGGGTGAAGCCACACCACAATACCCTAACCCACAAGTAAACACTGAGTTTGATGGTGTTATGGGTTTGGAAGACTACAGTGACCCAAGTTCAGTCAACGATGGCGTAGAAGATAACACGGAAGTGGAAGAGGAGGATGAAGACGACTCTCTCCCTTTTGACGAAGCCGAGGACGGTGACGATGAAGAAGAGTACGAAGAGGTAGAGGAAGAGTACGAGGAGGACGACGAGGAAGGCGATCTTGTACCTAGCAAGGGGGATACATTTGATTATCAACCTCCAAGGGCTAAAGAACCTAGTCCTTGTGTTGTTACGGCAGTCTTTCTAAGTTCCCAAAAAGTAAACCTACGTCGTGTAGATGACGATAAGGCATTTAAGGGAGTACCTTGGGAAAAACTACTTTCCTAGTCTTTGTTGCTTTTGTGTGGGGGGTAGTTTATACCCCCTGCACTTCCTAATAAATACCACAACCACAAAACTATAAAAATGATTTCACTAGATACCGAAACTACTGGAATCGACTTCAAACACGGTTGCAAACCATTTTTCGTTAGTATCTGTAACGAGCAACACGAAGTCACATATTGGCAATGGCGAGTAGACCCATTAACACGCCAACCAATAATTCCTCCAGAAGACCTTGACGAGATACATTCTGTATTAGAACAACAAGATAAAATAGTTATACAAAACAGCAAGTTTGATGTTTCTGCCCTAGAAAGCATAGATTTGTTTGACCGTTGGGATTGGCAAAAAACAGAAGACACTCTTATAGCTGGTCACCTTATTGCAAGTAAAGAACCTCATGATCTTGCAAGCATGGCGTTAATGTACTTAGGTATTGACATTAAACAATACGAAGAACAACTTAACAGTATTGTTAACGAGGCCCGTAGACTAGCACGCAAAAAGTATCCTAATTGGCGTTTAGCTAAAGAGGGTGACCCAACTTTACCTAGTGTAAAGGGTGATAAAAAATGGAAGCTAGATATGTGGCTACCTGCTGCCCTAGCTGATGAAGAAGGTTACCCCGAAGACCATCCCTACCGAACCGTACTACCCATATATGGTAACGGCGATAGTGCTATTACGTTGCCATTGTTCAAAAAACAATTAGAAATAATACAGGAACGCCAACAAGAAGAGCTTTACCGTGAACGACTAAAGCTACTTGAAATTACTTATGTAATGGAACAACAAGGCATAAGTATGTCCATGCACAGGTTAAATGAACTCTACAAAACCTACACGGTAGAACGCGACAAGGCTGAAACCATATGCCTTAAATTAAGTGATGGACGTCTTGATAAAATGCCCAAAGGAGGCACAAGTAAAGCCTTACGAAGTACCATATTCGACTACTTTAACCTACCTGTTATAAAGCGTAGCAAAAAGACTAACGAAGCAAGTATAGACAAGATAAGCCTAGAACAGTGGGAAGCCACGTTACCTCGCAATAAAAGTGAATACCATTTTGTTAAAAACCTGCGTGATGCCCGCAAACGAGGAACAGCCATAGGCTATATGGATGGTTACAAGAAGGTTGCTTTAGTTGACGACCGAGCTACCTGCTACGACCCTACTTTACCAGATGAAGAGAATGAATGGTTTGTGCTGCATCCTAACCTAAACATTACCGGCACAGATACTCTTAGGATGTCTAGCAATAATCCTAATGAGCAAAACATAAGTAAAAAGGAAGGCTTTAACCTCCGGTACTGTTTTGGCCCAAGACCAGGACGTGAATGGTGGTCGGGCGACTACAACAATATAGAACTCCGATTGCCTGCATTTAAGTCAGGCGAGTCGGAGATGATTAATCTGTTTTTACGACCCGAAGACCCTCCCTACTACGGTAGCTACCACCTACTTGTATGCGATGTACTACACCCTGAAAAATTTGCCAAGCATGGTAAGAACTTTAAGAATGAGTATGCAAGTACTTGGTATCAGTGGACTAAAAACGGTAACTTTGCTGTGCAATACGGAGCCATGGAGGAAAGCGGTACGGCTGATATGGCTTACCATGTAAAGGGAGCTCAAGCCAAAATTAAAGAACGCTTCAAAAAGATTACAGAGCTTAATGCAACCAGTATACAACATGCCGAGGACCATGGACACGTATACACGTTTACTAACAAGGGGTTCAAAACTGGTTACCCCTTGGAATGCCCTAAAAATGACTTCGGTAAAATAAAGCCAACTGTTCCACTTAACTACGTAATACAAGGTAGTGCTATGTGGGCTATGTCACGTGCCATGATACGTTGTTTTGACTTCCTACGTGACTACCCCGGATACTACGTAATTATGCAAATACACGATGAGCTTGTGTTTGACTTTCCTGCAAAGCGGGCAAGCAGTTGGACACCTACCCACCCAGAAGAAGGCTTAGGTAACCTAGAAATAATTAAAGAAATTAAAAGGTTAATGGAACTCTCTGGAGACGACTTTAACTTACCGTTGCCTACTGGCTGGACTTACCACCCACATGATTGGAGTACTGGTTATGATTTGGATATCTAACAACCACAAATTTATAGAGGTTGAAACACACCCTACTAAAAGTAAAAGAATAATAAACACGGAAAAGATAGAGTGGGTAGAACAACACCCAACTTACAAAAATGCAACAAACATAAAAACAGGTAAGGGAATTTATACTGTAACTAATAGTTACGAAGAGATTTCCACTGTTATTATGAACCTGTCTGATTGGATTGACCGTCCAGTGAATGTTACTGATAATCCCCAATTTCAAGGAGAATAGTTTAATGATCAAGCAAAGTATCTTATTAGTTTCAGTTGTTATTTGTTTAATTGGTTGCGATTCAAACTCAAGCTACACACCTAGTAGTAGTAGTGGTTCGGGAGCTACCAGTTTTTATGACTCTAACGAATACAAAAGTGCAGATTCTAAAGTTCAAGAAGATGTTTTGATCTACGACATACTTCGTTCAGCAGGTTATTCGGAGAGCGAAAGTCGTGATGCTGTTATCAATACTATGGACCAATGATAAACCATAAAGGAAGCCAAAAATGTTACCCCACGAAGTAGAAACTTTAGAACTACCTGATAAGTTTGTTTATTGGGTACGTGAACGTCACGATATATTTATTCGTAAAGAGGTACAAAAGTTAGAACCACCTTGGACTAACGATACCATATTACAAACGTACTTTTTTACTAATCCTTACCGTGAGAATGATAAAGTAACTCGTTGGGTAAAGGCTAACATTCGTGACCCACTTGACAACACCCCCCAAGTTGTGTTTGCCGTTGCAGCATTCCGATGGTTTAACTGGATACCAACCGGAGTACTGTTTAACAAACATAACTTGCTTGTTGAGTGGGACACCAACAAAGCTATAGACCTACTGCATGAACACAACAGCACAGGAGAAAAAGTGTTTACTGGAGCTTTTACCATTAGTCCTAGTGGTAGCCGTAAACCAAAGATAGAACGTGTCTGTGAAGATTACATACAACCTATATGGGAGGATCGTGAAAGTATCTTTGAAGAACTCATGGCTTGCACTACCTTACGCAATGGTTGGAAAGTGTTTAGAGACAACTACCAAGGTTTTGGAGGTAGTGGTTTTATGGCCTACGAAATTACTTGTGACTTCCGTTACACTTACGTACTTAGCAACAGTACAGATGTTAATACTTGGTCTAATCCTGGACCGGGAGCTAAACGTGGCTTAAACCGGCTACTTGGAAGACCAATTAAAACCAGACTAAGTAATAAAGAGTACCAAGAGAAAAGTGCAAAGCTACTTAACTACACCAACAAAAAACTAGGAGATCGTTACCCTACTTGTGAAATGCGTGAAATAGAACACAGCCTTTGTGAATTTGACAAATATATGCGGGCATTAGATATTGGTGCTGGACGTTTAAGTGCTGGCAAAATGAAACGTAAGTATAAGTACGCGAACATTTAAGGAACCAAAACAAATGAAAATAGCAATAGTCAATTGGCCTATTAACGATGTAGGTGGTATTAACACGTATTGTGAAAACCTAATAAAAGGTTTACGCAACCTTGACCACGACCCCCACCTTTACCACTTAACACCACAAGGCAAATACGCCGAAGCCACCCACGGAGGTGCAGTTACTCCAGCCACTAAACGCAGATTTACTATCCTCCCAGGAGTTCATTTGTCCTATGCTGATACTACTTGTGCTAGTTGTACTGACGATTACTTAAACAAGTACGACTTGGTTATCTTTCTGCATCCTGGACCTCATCCAACAAAAGCAGTTAAGGCTAATAAGTATCATCTTAATTGGATGCGTATCTACAAAGAATTAAAAGTACCTAACTTGGTTATATTTCATGATGCAAATTGGCGTAAGACTAATGCTTGGTTTGAAGATGTGTCCGACTGCGTTGATGCAGCACTAGCAGCACAACATATCTTTTTACCTAGTGTTGTTGATTACCCAAGCGTTGGACCTAAAAAGTGGGAGTACTTTCCGTTAGACATAGATGCGTTTGACAAGTACAGTAAGTTTAAGAGTAGACAACCCTTTGGAATACTAGCTACCCAATGGCTTAAATGGAAAAACCACCATAAGTTTTTACCTCATATGCCAGACATACGCATACCGATGCGTGTTTTTGGTGCTGGTATGGAGTACCACAACTTAGCGAAACAACAAGTATTTAATGATGCTTTTTGTTGTGACTTTACACGTGAAGACCTGCCTGATGGCGTCCTTAGTAATAATGTACCTCACGAATACTACGGCTATGTAGACTACGAACAACTTATGATGAATATGGGTGAAGCCCTCTTTAGTATTGACCTAAGTACCAAAGGCTACACCAATATGACCCATTGGGAACCTATGGCTTGCTACACGTTAAACCTAGTCCATGAAGATACTCTAGCTAACGAATATTGCCGCATACCGGAAGACTGCTGCTTTACTTTTAACTGGGATAATGTTGTAGATGTTATTAACGAACTACACCCACAAGAAAGTCACGTAGTAGAAACAGTGGATAATGCCTATACGTTTGTAAGTGATAGGTGTCACTGTACGTATGTGGCTGATCGTATTCTAAAGTGGTTAGAAGAGGAAGACACAATATAGGCTTGTTTGATATACCCTTATATGTTATAATGAGACGTTATGAAACTGTTTAATACTTTATCGTTAGAAATTAACGCACAATGCAACCGAAGTTGCAAGTTTTGTCCTGTTGCCTACAACAGCCGACCAAATGAACGTATGCAAGAAGAGCTAGTAATGAAAGCCATAAAAGAACTAGCTGCTCTCAAGTACAAGGGACGCATAGAGTGGTACATTTACAACGAACCATTTAAGGATAAAGAGTGGACTGAATTTTGCATTACCACAACTAAAAAGTTAGTCCCTACGGCAACACAAATGATTGCCACCAATGGAGATTACCTTAAAGGCTCTGATGAGATACTGCATTGGTTTAACTTAGGACTTAACCAACTGTTAGTAAACTGCTACAGTGTTGGACTCTACGAGAAACGTTTACCATGGATAGAAGCAGTAGAGGCTCAAGATAACGTAAAAATAAATGGTGACCAAGTATATGCACAAGGCAAGCACCGACAACATCATATAAGTATGTTGGACAAAAGCGTACCTGAAGAGTTTGGTACAGGTATTTTTAGACTTACCAACAGAGCCGGAAACATTGAACAGTTTATACCTAAAACTTGTGAGGCAGTACCACGTATGTGTGTACGTCCTTTTAGACTGTTAAACATTAACTGGCGTGGTGAACCTATGGTTTGTTGCCAAGACTACCATGCTGATGTTACTTGGTCTAACTTGAAGTCTGCTTCACTAGTAGATATTTGGAACCACCCTGTACTTAATACCTACCGTGAACACCTCTTACGTAAAGACAGAACCTTACCTTTATGTAATGTGTGTGATTGCCACAGTGGAGCATACCCCGGCAATGTGGATAAGTCATTTGGTAAAACACTTAATAAAAATCTTATTCATAGATACTACCAACTAAGAGTAGACAAAAGAAATAAAGAGGACAAGTAATGGAAATTACAGCTATATGCGTAGAAGATGCTTTTAGAAAAGTATGTGAGTACTTTGAACATAGTGCTTTTATAAATTACTGCGATACTCGTAATGGACGTGTACTAAAAGCTCATCAACCAGTAACCCTATATTACGTAAAGCCACAGAACCGAGTACTGCTTAATGCCGAGCGTGATGCAAACCCGTTCTTTCATGTTTACGAAAGCCTCTGGATGTTGGCAGGATGCAATAGTGTAAAACCGTTGCATTGGTTTGTACGAAACATGGCAAACTACAGTGACAATGGTGTTACCTTTAATGGTGCTTACGGACATAGATGGCGTAAAGCAGACGGTGACCAACTTGAAATTATTATTGACCACCTAACACGTGAACCAAATAGTAGACGTGCTGTTTTACAAATGTGGAATGTAAGAGACGACCTACTAAAAATAGAAACCAGCAAAGATGTCTGCTGCAATACTAATGCTTACTTTAGCATTAATCAACGTACCGATACCCTCAATATGACTGTATGTAACCGTAGTAATGATGCCATATGGGGATGCCTCGGAGCCAATGCGGTACACTTTAGTTTCCTCCAGGAATATATTGCCCTAGCTTTGAATAAGCCTATGGGTACGTATACTCATTTTACTAATGATTTGCATATCTACGAGTCTCTCTGGAAAAGTAAAAATTACAAAGAACACCAAACCTTTTTCTATAATCACACGGAGGTTGAACACATTCCCTTATACAACAACAGAGAAACGTTTGATAACGAGTTAGCTTTGTACTTGGAGGACAGTTCCTTCTTTTGCAATAACTATTTTGAGAATGCTGACAGTCCATTTTTGCGGTTAGTTGCGAGTCCTATGATTACTGCCTATTGGCATTACCGTAATGGTGACTTACGACAAGCTCGCAAAGTATGTGAAACCATACCGTCTGCCGATTGGCGGTTAGCTTGTGTAAATTGGATAGACCGACGTATTACAAGGAGTTAATAACAACTATTATGAACCTACCGAAAGAACTAAACCACTTACGTTACATTGGTCCTATAGCCCAAGAGGATGTAGACCACATTAACTACAAAGAAAAAACTTACCGTGGTAGCTGGAAAAAGCGTGGAGGCACTGGAGCATTTATGATGCTTGCCCGCAAGTGGGACCGCATTGAAAACATTATGCAAGACTACCAAAGCTATGACTTATTTAAGTTAGCAGAAGAACAAGAATGGTCAGGCGAAGATAGCAGTATACTTGCCGAAATACGAGACCTCCGTCGTTACCTTTTACTAGTAGAAAGCCAAATGGTATTGGAATGTGAAGAAGGTCTAACTGACAAGCCTGATTTGCAAGAACTCCAACAAGAGTTTTTAACAAGATTTGATGAAGAAGAAGTAGTAGAAGAGCAACCTTCTGGTGGCACACCCGCACTTGAACCCATACCCCCTATGACTACTGCACAAAAGGTTAGCCCACCACCTAAACGAACGACCGGCCATTACGACAGTGTACGAGCCTTTATGCAATTGGCTAACCAACCTGTACCGGATTGTCCTGTTGTGCCTGACGTTGATACTCGTTTAGCTAGAGCCTATCTTTTACTGGAAGAAGTGTTTGAAACCATACAACGAGGACTAGCCTTAGATATTTGTTACGGACCAGACAGTAACAATCCTATAGAGTTTAGTGATGTAGTAGTGCAAACAACTAAAAACAGAAAACCAAACATGGAAGAACTTGCCGATGGTTGTGCCGATGTAAAAGTCATAGCCACGGGAACCCTTATTGCTGCTGGTATTAAAGATGGTGCATTGCAGGAGGCCGTAGATGCTGCTAACTTACGCAAGTTTACCAAAAAGGGATGCCCCAAAGGATGCTGTACTTATGATGAGGCCAATAGAGTAAAAACTACTGGACAACTTAAATGCCCCATTTGCCATGATATATGGTCTAGTGGGTACTTACATAATGGTAAGTGGATTAAACCTGCTAATTTTAGACCACCTAACGTATCCAAAATTCTAGAGGAGCAACAATGTACACCTACCGAGTAGAAAAAGTTGTAAGAGTTATTGATGGTGACACAGTCGAACTACTTATTGACTTAGGCTTTAATACACTTACAAAACAAAAGATACGTTTACGTGCTATTGACGCTCCTGAGATAAGAGGACCAGAAAGATTAGAAGGATTAAAAAGTAAAGAATATCTTGAACATCTTCTTAATGATGACGATGTAGAACAACTCTACGTAGAAACAGTTAAAGATAAACAAGGTAAGTATGGACGATATCTTTGCACTATTAGTGCTAAGAAAAAAGACACAAGCATTGAAGTACTAATCAATAATCAAATGGTTATTGATGGTTATGCAGAATGGAGTAACTATAGATGAACCAACCTTTTAACACAACAACACCTTTACCACATAAAGGATACAATCACATAAAGAAAATTGAGGAATTACCACCAAAACTTAGACAACTGTATGAACAATGTAATAATTGTTTTGGTGTTGGATACACTTACACACTATACAAAAATGGAATTAAAGAAAAAGTTCCTTGCAATATATGTAAAAGAAACCCAAAAGAATAAAGGAACCAAATACTATGGACCCCTACGCACGTATAGACCAAGCACAAAGTCATTTAGTTATGCTGGCTGAAACTTGGGGCCTAATGCACAAAAAACTAGTAGAACTTGGTGTACCTGAAGAAACAGCTAAGGAGATTATTGTTAATTGGGTACACAATACAACCATGAATAAGTTTATTGAAGAGGAAGGAAACTAAACTAAGATGAAAATTTCTGAATACCCCGAAAAACTAAAACCGTATGCTTTCCATGGTGTGGAGATGACATGGGATAGTGACCAAGACGCCATTGCCGAATGCCCATTTTGTGATAAAAACAAGTTTCACATTAGCCAAGCTACAGGTATGTATCATTGCAAGGTATGTGGTGAAAAAGGAAACATCTACACGTTTATCAATAAATACCACGAACAATGCCATGAGATAACCGATATAGATGCCCTAAGCGTATTAGCCGAAGACCGTGGTGTTGATGTAGAAGTTATGGATAGTTGGGGAGTTGCTTGGGGCTACCTTAACCAAGAATGGATTGTGCCTGCCTACAATGAAAAAGGCAATATGTGCAATCTTTACCGATACGTTGAGATTGAGGGTAAGTTTAGACTACTTGCTACAAGCACATTAGGACATGGCCTATTTGGCTTTAATAAGTTTGATCCTTCCAAGCCTATTACCTACATTTGTGAAGGACCCTGGGATGGTATGTCCTGGGACGAAGTACTTAACCGCTTTATAGAAAGCCCTAGTGGTCTGCGTAAAATACGCCCACAAGAAGCCTCCGGCAACCTATATGCTTATGCTAATGTACTTAGCGTACCGGGATGTGAAGTGTTCAGGGATACATGGTGTAGTTTGTTTGAACAGTGCGAGGAAATACGTTTCCTCTACGATAACGACTACCCCAAGATTAACAAACGTAGTGGAGCTAAACTTGCACCGGCAAGCTATCGTGGAATGCAACGAGCTTGCGGATTACTATGTAGGTCCGGCATAACTGGTGTACGCATTTTACAATGGGGACCAAACGGACACGATCCCGGCAAGCCTGAAGGCTACGATGTACGAGACCTCATTAACGACAAGGGCCTACCACTAGCCATTGAAAATGTATTAGGGTTATTAACCTCTCCCCCAGAAAGCTGGTTGGACCCCGATAACCCTGACATTGTTACTAGTGACCTACTTGTGCCAGAACCCTGTACAAGCTACGAGGTTTTGGTTGCTAGTTGGCGTAAAGCCTTAAAGTGGACACCAAGCCTAGATACTACCCTTGCTGCTATGCTTGCTACTAGTGCCAGCACAAAACTACAAGGAGACCAATTATGGTTACGTGTAGTAGGACCACCTGGAACTGCCAAGAGTACCCTGTGTGAAGCATTAGCCGTGGACAAAGACAATACCCACAGCATTAGTATTCAAAAGGGTTTTCATAGTGGATATAAAGGTTCGGGAGCTCAAAAAGGTAAGGACTCCAGCTTAATTCCACGAATTGATGGCAAGACTGTGATAACCAAGGATGGAGACACCCTTTTGAACAGTAGCAACCGAGACCAGACTTTGGCCGAGATGCGTGACTTTTACGACGGCACTAGCCGAGCTGAGTATAAGAACTTCAAACGAAACAATTATACTGGTTTGCGTATTACGTTTATACTGGCTGGAACCCGTAGTTTGTACAAACTCAATAAGAGCTTTCTGGGAGACCGCTTTTTAGACTGTATTATTTACGACCGTAAAAGTGACCATGACCCCGAGCTTGAACGTGAAGTACTTGACCGAGCAGCGATGAATGCCTTTCAACGTACACGTATGGAAAGTGATGGTAAGGCCGACACTAGTACAGACCCTAAACTGTGCGAGGCTATGAAATTGACTGCTGGCTACACCCAATGGCTAAGAGCTAACGTAGTACATTGCCTAAGTAAGTTGCCTGAGGATACTGAGGTGCTTAACCATTGCCGACAACTAGGCGAGCTTGTTAGTTATATGCGAGCAAGACAAGACCGTGAAATTGAAGCCGACGAACAAGAGGTTGAGTTGGCTACCCGACTTACTAGCCAATTCGTACGACTTGCCATGTGCCTAGCCGTAGTGCTTAACAAGACCGAAATAGATGCCGACGTGATGGACCGTGTTATTAAAGTAGCACGAGACACTAGCCGAGGTATTAACCTACGTATTGCCGACATACTATACCATGCAACCGAAGAAGGTATGACTGCCCAACGACTAGCCTTACGCCTACGTTGTGGCGACAGTACCGTACGACGTGCTTTACAGTTTTTACGTGAGATTGAAGTTGTACAAGCTGTAAGCGTACCCAACCGTAGTGGAAGCCGAGGCCGTAACAAGCACAAGTGGACATTAACACCTAACCTACGTTACCTTTACGAAAGTGTAATGATTTAATGACAGCCCCCAAACCAAAACTACCTAAGCACCTCAAACGACGACGTGCCTTAAGACAACAGGCCGTTGACAACCAATACAAAATGATAACCAGCATACTAGACCGTATTGCAACTACAAAAAAATGTACTGCACAAGAATGGGAGTTGGTAAAACATTTATTTAATAAAAACACACAAACAGTGGCTATAGAAAAAGAAACAGAGGAGCAGAAATAGCTTGCCCGCTAAGTACTTATTGATTACAATACTTTGTTGATAACAGAATAGGTACTTAGCACATTTTATTATTAGGAATTAACAGAGTTATGGCTAAAAAGAAAAACCCTCATGCAGTAGCACTAGGTAGACTTGGAGCCAGCAAAGGAGGCAAGGCACGAGCCAAGGCCCTTAGCCCTGCCGAACGTAGCAAAATTGCCAGCAAAGGAGGTAAAGCAGGTGGACGAGGAAGAGTTAAAAAGAAAACAAAATAATAGTAACGAGGTACTAGGTTGCCACCCTGATGACCTTGTACCCGTTGATGTTATGTTTTACTGCGACGATGTTTTAACCCACACCGAAACCATTATGGTTAGGCGTAAGTACGCCAAAAACGTGCGAAGTATTAGGACCAAAATAGACCCTGCCTAGAGCTCGCAAATAAAATAAGGTACATTTACCCTACCTAGTTAGTGCGACACGTTAGCGAAGACTGTAGGTAGCTACAAACAATGGCTACAGTAGGCTAGTCGCATAATTGGCATGTCAGATCGCATCTGAAGCCACTTAGATACCCCAAGTGTGGTTTAGTACCCTTACCAAACAAACAAGCCTCAAATGCGATCTGAGAGGCTTCGCATTGGGTAGGGTCACAAAAAAAGCCACACACTGGGGTATCAGCATGTGGCGTTCTTAAAACAGGGTTCTAGCTGTATTTATACAGCCATTCATCATGTAGGTAAAGCACTTCCATTAACCAAGCGGTAAAAAGGGCTTCCCATATTTGGTCGTCTGTCATATAACACCTAGCAGTATCATAAGGCTTTTAACTGTGTTGGTTTGGCATTCGTCGCACCAACCGTCGGTACTGTCAGGTTCGTAGCTGTAGGTGCTCTCACAATCTTCATTCATACAAATGCCTGGACAGCACCCATCATTAAATACTTCCTCACAAAGCTCAATAGGATCATCATACCCTTCGATTTCTGTAAGTATCCTAATTTTTTCATCTACTAAAGTTGCCATAGTGGGGTTCCCATTGGTTAAATGTAAAAAAGGGTTAATCAACAAAGGTAATCATACCTAAACTTTCACGCTCTGCTACTTCACAAAGGTGGGTATAGTTACTGCTTTTCATATCATCCATGATTGTTTCAATTTCTTCTTTGGTTTTACCCATAGCCCGTAAAATTCTACTGGTCTGCCCCATAATAAAAAAGGCATTTCCTTGTGGGCCGCTCTTGCTAATTTCGTACTGCATACTCTTATGCTCCTTGTAATAGCTGGTTAAGTACTCTCCCAGAATAAACCGTACCGCGTATTTTCAACTCAGTAACAGCCTGTAGGTTAATCATACGATAGGCTTGTTTTTGCATATCCCACACGGTAAGTAATTGGTGGTCTTCTGCATCAAAAGGTTGCCCAACACCTTTAATGTTCTTTGCTACTTCTAGTCGGCAAACCATAACACGTTGCTCGCCGGTGGTTCGTTTAGTAAACGTACAACGGAATATGGTCTTTCCTGCCTTACGTCTAATAAACTTAGCTAACTTGGTGTTATCACTAATGTGTACAGGTTGTTTGTTTACTATCTTCATAGTAGTACCTAGTGGTTGTGTATATTCATAAACATAAAAAAGAAGAACAACATAGCAGGGTCACAGGTCCGTTACACTACTAATGCTGTTCTTCTAGGTAAGTCAGGTTCAAGGTTACCAAATGGGAGACTCTTTACTACCCTCCACGGACCAACAAATTAACGGGTAATAAAATTTCATTTACCTACACCCTGCATTCACCGCCATATGCAAGAGCATGTGTAATACATAAAAGGTGCAGGTCAACCGCACATAAAACCTAACTTACTTACTAGCTTCTTCTTTAGCACCACGTAAGTTGTACTCATTACCCTTTTTAATTTGGGTAACTTTCTTCTTACCTTCTTTGCTAATCTTGTACATGGCAGGACCTTCACCACCGTTTTCAGTTGGGTGGCTTTCAACCGTTAAATGCCCAAAACTAACTTCCTGGTCGCAGGTAGGTTTACAACCGTGGCTCAAGCCAATACCTAGCTGAATTTGCCTCGCACTACTCTCGCCATTTTCAGCAACAAAAAGCAAAATACGCTCGCGTACACTTGGTCCTCTGTTGCTGGTGGCTTTCTTAGGGGTTGTCTTATTGGCAACCTTGGTAGTTGCTTTAGCAGCAGGCTTCTTCTTAGTAGCAGGTGCTTTCTTGGTAACGGTCTTCTTGGTAGTAGTAGTAGTTGCTTTTGCCATAATAAGGCTCCTTGTAATAAAAGTTAAAAATGGTTCGTCCAGTATTGTAAGTAAGTCAACAATTCAACGCAATAGCGTTTTGCACTAAATTTCTCCTACTTCACTAAGTACATCGATAGCACGTTTTACACGTTCAACACTACCGGCATTTTGACACAGCTTCTCAGCCTGTATAATTAGTTCAGCAGCAGTAAGCACATCGTTATTAGTGGTAACTACAGTACTTGTAACGGGACGTCTACCCTTGCGTCGTTTTGCTGGCTTACTTGTTTTTTGCAAGCCTAGCTTCCGCTTTGCACTTTGTACTTGCCAGTGTTCAACAGGCCGTTGAAGTGTGTGTATAATCTTAGCTCGGTTGTAGCTAGGGTTATCACGTAAAACCTCAACAACTTGTTTAGTGGTTGCTCTTTGTTTTGCCATTTTTAGTAGTCTCCTAAAATACTTTTTGTTCTTCAAAATTAACCTGTAAACTTTTTTCATCACGTTCATCATACAAAAACAGGTGTTGTCCCCATCCTCGCACAATGTAAGGTACATTAAAAACCGTTAGGCTCTTATAGTATTCATCTCGCTCGTTACTACCATAAGGGTACAAACGGCTATCTACGCTTTGTTCCTTAGCACCTTTGTGGTTCTCAGCAAATACAAACTGTTGTTGTCCGTATTCGTTAATAACACACCACAGGTACATGGGCTCATCGTTATCCGACCTGTAATGAAACTTATGTGCTCCATGTTTGCCACGGTAATGTACACGCTCGGCAACACGTAAAGAACCTACATCACAAGGTACTTTCTTGCTTATAGTGGTTGTTTGTTTTGTCATACAGTTAATCTCCTAATTCTCTAAGTTTTCCATTTAACCATAATCTGATTTTGTTTTTGTTTTCTCTTACTCTAAGCACAGTAGCTTCACGTCGCTTGTGCCAATTGAACTCATCACTTAGTTTTCCACACCAATAAGGTATGTCAACTAAAATATTCATTAATAATGAAACAAAAATCGTAACAGACATAATCTTAAACCATAATTTACTCATCGTTATCTTCCCAGTCTACTGGACGTGCATCATCAGGACCTAAAGGTTCGTTAGGTTCTTCGTCATCACAAATAGGACACTGGTAAGTCCTAGGCTTACTTTCAAGAACTCTAGTAAATGCGTCTGCAATAACTGGTTCAAACGATTCATAAATTTCACTGCATATTTGATAGTGTCTCCTTTGGGTTGGTGATAGTAATCGTTCATCTTCATGAATACATATTGAAGATAAATAGTGCCAATAAGTGCTTACAGCTTCCTGAATACAAACAAGCATTCCGTGAGCCGTGTGTTCTTTGAAAGTATGTGATACACATACTTCAATAAAATCAACAAGTTGTTGAGGGTTCAATTGTTTATTGTTACGCATTGTAACTAAGTAATCCTTTAGGTTAGTAGTGTTCCTTACGCTAAGTACAAACGTAGTCTTTAATACCTCGCTTAAAATTAAGTATATCTCCGTTATAGTTGTTACATATTTCACCCCACAATTCGTCAAAATCAAGTCCGCAATCCATACAATCCCAATTGGCTAACATTGCCAGTCGGTAAGTCCATAATTGCATAATGCTGTGTGTATTCACTTTAGTTGTATTACGGTAAATCTTCATTAGGTTTTTACCGCATTGGTGCATCCCCATTGCAATGGCAGTACTGTTCACGCCGTCTTGCACGTATAAGGCTTCCGCCCAGAGATTCTGTATAACTTTTAAGTTATCTTCGGTGTAAATAGTGTGGTCTTGTTTAGTGTTGTTGCTCATAGTATATTCCTGTTTTGTAAATTCCACTTTCCTAATCCTAAAGTTATTGCTTTGTTAACAAGGCTTTCATCGTAATTGGTAATGTATTGGTAGTACTTCTTAGCCTTATTAAACTCTTGTACTTCCCACAAAAAATTGTTTTGGTAAACGTGTTCATGCCATTCACATATTCTTTTACTAAAAGCAATACTGGCTTCAAATAGGTTTTCTGGGGTAAAACGCTCTACTAGTGCGTAGGCCCAACCTCTACCACCCAACTGGGGGTATAAGGTTCCCATAGGTCACGTACTAAACTGCTCAGCAAAGAGCAGTACAGCATCAGCGTGTACAATATCCATACGGTGCGTAGTAGGATCATAATCCCTAAAGAAACTATGCCAGTCTATACTACCTTCTTTATCGATATCTTCGTAAAGGGTAATGTACTGGTTGGTAGGAAAAAGTAATCTAGCATCCTTTGGCATAATAAAAGTCTCCACAATGTAGTTAGAGTAAAGTTGACTAAAAGGTTGCCCGCGTAAGCTATTGTATTCATTGAACACATTGGGAAGCAATACGGGCGAATAACAAAAGAAGGCAAAAAGAATAAAATTTATTTTTATAGATGCCAGCGTTTAGGAACGCCAATGGCTTCAAGGTAATCGTAGTAGGTTTGTATCACATTAGGGCATTCAAAACAAAAGTCCCTAACCTTGTTTCCATGTGTACCTCCATGGATTGGTAAAAAGTCTGTAAGTACTTCTGTTTCAATGCTTACATCACCAGGATCGCGTCCTTCAAATTGTGCAATGCTCATTACCATGTCTCCAACAATGGCATAAGCAACACTAGTGTAGGCTTCAACAATCTCATCACGTGTAAGGTCCATACTAATACGTAAAATTTCTAGACTACCATACGTGCCTCTAATTCGGTCGTTGTACTCAAGTACACGTTGGTCAGTTTCAGGGTTATCAAGTTTGCGTCGGCGTAATCCCACGTTATTCTCCATAAATAGTTTTGTTTCATTTGTAAGAGCTCTGATCAAAGGAGCTTTTATTTGTCCTCATGTAATGTGCGGATACATCCTTCCTTCCTTCTTTCAATCAGTCACTCTTTCCTTCTTTCAGTTTCTTGGCTCAACCCCCTACCTCAAAGCTCTAACACCTTGTAGGGCATTGTAGGCTCTAACGGTTTGTCCTTCTTGCAACTGTTTCTTCACATACCTAAGTGTAAAGTGTGCATCATCAAGTACCTGCCGTACATACGTCAGTTCTGCTTGTTCAAGCATAAGGTGTACGGTAGGGCAATCAAGGTCATCAACTGCTTTTGTAATCTTTTCCGTAAGTTCATAGTCTAACATCTTTTTGGTCTCCTAATATATTTAGGGTTTGTAATTTGTTTCAAATCTTCCATTAAATCGTCAAACGCCCCATAGCAATCACCGTAATCATAGGTTTCGTACAACTTTAATAGGTCTTTTACAACATCTTCAACAGTTCGTAGCTTGGTGGGCAACGGTGGTAATTCGCTATCCAGCCAGTGTGTTGCTGCTTCCCATTTATAACTCTTCTTACGTGTGTAATGTACAGTCCACCAACTTGCCTCATTTTCAGCGGTTACTATAACTAACCCATTCGGGCAACAGTCTTCTTTTGTGGGCATTCGTTCACTTATTCTTACCCAATTACTCATTGTCTTGCTCCTTTAGGTATTCAACCATCTCAGCCTGCTCATCACGCCAATGCTGTGCTATCTCTTCCCAGTTAACGTCGCACCAACGGTGTCCTACGTCGCTTGTATTGTTACGGCTAAGGTCTTGCCACAAACCGTACTCAGCATGTCTAGTAGCGTCTAAGTAACGTCTACAGTACAGTTTACAACGTGCAGCAGTTATCTCTAAATCACTACCGTAGCATCTTTGTAAAAATTCTTGCTTGCGCTTGTAACTACCGTATTCATTGTCTATCCACAAAGGCACAAGCCAAGTAGCTCGATTAGTCCAACCATTGTATGTAGTATTATCGGTCATAATAAAAGTCTCCTAGTTAAGTTAATTCTATAAAACTACCACCAACTGTAATATTCAATAGTGTAACCACGTTGAGCATACTCTAATGCTTGCTCAATAAAATCTAAGTCCTGCTGTTTGTAGTACTCATCTGAGTTAGGTCCAAAGAAAAACCCTTGTGTCGGTGGTAAACCTTTCTCTTCTACATAAACCCGCAAAGTTTGTAATTCGGTGTCAGTTAATTCAATTGCCACACAATTAAAGTCACCTTCACCTCCTTTACTACGCCATAGGTTTTCCATCCACCCTTGTAGGTTCGGGTGCTTACGCCATTCGGCTAGGGTTATCTGTTCTTCGTAGGTTTTATACCCGTTATCATCTACAGTCGCTTTGCCTTTAATTGCTCTTGCCCATTGGTCTAAACCCATAATAAAATCTCCTTTGTGTAAAAATTAGTAAGTTTCATCAACAGTGTGGTATTCTTGGTAATTTTCCTTAGCCCAATCCAGTAGTTTTTGCCTGTTCTGTTCAAGCGTTAAAAACTCATACTTCCTAAAACCAGTTTCACGTGTAGTAACAGCACTATCCCATTTTTCTTGTAAGGCTCGTAAAAACTTAGGGCTATACGGTAGCTTTTTCAAAAGCTCCTCGTGTCTATCAACACTATATGTACTACGCCATCGGTCCGCATTTATGCCGTGTAGTTCACCCAAGTGGGCAACAACACAAAGGGCTTCCATGCGGTCGTTAGTGTATGCACACATTCCAGGTCCAAGAGCTAACAAACAGGCTTGCTCAAGTTTAGTAGGTAAAGTCACAATAATCTCCTAATATGGTTAAGGGGGCAAGCTAATTCTGCACCCAGTCCTCAGTATAAAAGCCAAACTTCTCTAACAAATTTCTACTAGTAATGTGCATAAATCCGGTAGCAGCTCGTACGGCTTGGTGGTTATTCCTAAACCTTACGTTCCACTCTGCGGTCCACGCTACACCTGTAGGTAATTCAGGGTCGTACTTAACAAACCACAACCCCTCTCCGCTTATATACCAACAATCGTTAGGGGTTGCTCTGTATACAAGGGGTCGGTAGTGGTTTTCAAAACGTGTAAGTCCTGCAAGTGCTTCCCATTCATTGTCTTCAATAATCTCAAACGCATATCTAGTAGCTACAAGCCTGTCTATGTCAAATTGGTTAGGCATAGTAATGCTCCTAAGTAAATAGTAGGTAAATTACATATTCATGTTTTCTGCAATCCATTGGTTTAGCTGGTCAAGTACTTTTTGTTTGCTTCCCTTAAAGCCAAACTCTTGGCGTACAATGGCAGTCGCACTCTTGCCGCGTCGGGTCATTCCAAGGAGCTCTAACTTACAAGCACTTCTAAGTGCGAGTATTCTAGTCAAACGTACTTTGTCTTCTCCGTCAATCACAATCGCTTCGTTTTCATTAGTTCTGTTGTTCATAGTAAAGTCTCCAATGGTTAAACCAATTCAAAATTTAGTGTTGTTTGTTATTTTCTATATTGTTTAATACATCTACCATCTTATCAAGTATTCCTCTCTCAAGAGCGTCGCTCAACATTTTATCAATCCAAAAGATGATTTCCTCACGTGAATCACACAAGAACGATCCGTCGTTAAGTGTCCAACGTTCTTCGAACTCGGGTTCCGTGACAACCTCAACGCCGTTTTCGTCAAAGTCATAATCGCTGCCTGCGACAATTCGTTTATGACGGATTATCTCTATTCCATCACAATCAAAATCGCTCCAGTAAATTTGTTTATTTTCCATGTTTTTGTTATGTAGTAAGTATCAGTTTAGTAATCGTAAGGTTCAACAGGTTCATCACTCCAGTAGTTTGCATCAGTAAATATGTCACTACGGTAACCTGCAACTTTGCTGCTCCTGCAACTGTCACAAGCCTTGGTCACATATATGCCTCGTGCATCGTATATGGCTTCTGGGGGTTGTTGGCTACCACACTCACACAAGTGTATGTATTGGTGTCGTCGTATAACGCCTGCACAGTCAACAAGGTATGTACCATCCTTGCACTTACGGTAGTTTTCAAGTGCAGCAGGGTTCATGTTAGGGTCTACTTCACCTTTGCTATTGCAAGGAAACCAAAACCCACTACCCTTTTCACCTCTATAAGTGTATTCTAGTTCGTAACAGGTAATGGTAAGTACATTGTCTATGATGTGTTCTTCACTTCCGTATTGCATATGTTAGTTCTCCTCAACTGGGGTTACAAAATTCAACTGTGCTAAAATAGTACTTCTAAACCAAGGGTCATCCTCCCACTCAATACTTTGGGGCGTAAAGTTCAAATAACAATGGGCAGCAGTAGCCTCTAGCTTTTGGCTTCGGCGTTGGCCGTCTGTAATAAAGTAATACTTTATAACTTCCAACTCTTTACTGTCTACACAAAAGCGTTGCGTAATTTCAACCATGTGTAATCCATTAACGGGTCTATGCACAAGGTTCGGCATAAACTGTATAGTTGCTTTTCGGTTGCTCATAAGTCTACGCTCCGTGGTAGTAATAAATTTCTTGGCACACAATCACGTACTTGCTGGCACAATAATCAAACCTATCTTTCCCAGTAGGGTTTTCGTAGGTAAGGTACTCAACCTGTTTGTTATTTTCGGTAGCATGGTGTCGTGCATACTTCATAGCTGCGGTTTTTGTTCCAAACACCATATACCAATCAAACTGTTGGGGGTCATCTCCGTTAAACCATACCATGTATATCATCTGGCTCTCCTGTTCGCACGTTTGGCAATACGTATCTGCTCGGCTGTGGGGTTACGTATCACGCATACGCTTCCACCGGTCTTGTGTGGGTACACCATAAAGGCGGCACTTCGCGTCGTACTTGCATGGGCAATACAACGGTCTGTGGTGGGTAAAACCTCAAGGCGGTCAGGCTCAATTAGCCTGCCGCACACTTTGCATATTCCTGTCAACTTAGTAATCTCCTACATAAGTTCGTTGTAACGTTATTCAAACTCATTGTGTTAAAATGGGGGGTCCGGTAGACGTTCGTCTGACGACGGATCGTAAGTCAGCGTAACACCTGCGTATGCCAAGTAACCCATCACATACAGGGGTACAAGGGTAGGGTCGTTAAGGCAATCATAGTTACGTTCGTTTTTTGTTGCAGCTTCAATAGCCTTGCCTAACATAATAATCATTTCGTTCTCGTTCATAAGGTAACCTCGTGTGGTTAAGGGTCTAAGGAAACAAAGTTAAGTAAATTATAGCACAAGACTATAACATAGAACAATACCAAGAATATACTAACGATGTAAAAAAGATTTGGTTAGTGGACTAAGGTCTACTGAGCTAGCACTTATGAAGTCACTCATCAAAAAACCGAATACAATGAACAGAATCAATACTAAGCAAACCCACATTTCGTCAATGTTCATAATAACCTCATCAATATATCTAGAGTCATGTCAACAGTCACAAACAAAATAAACACCAAGCCTATCGCACCAAGTACGTCGTACATACGGTCACTCATTATTAACTCCTTTATAGCTTGCTGGCCTAAGCTATTCTAGTCCAAGTAAAAAATCAAGTTTTTCCTTATTCGTTTTGGCTTCGTAATTTTCCCTTTCCTTTTTTGCTTTTTGCTCAAGGTCGGCTCGCAATTTAGATTCTACTTCTTCCCAGTCAGTTTCTGCTTCAATAATAAAGTCAACTAAGTCATCTCTAGTTTCAACCTTCTTTGTACAGTAGGTAACCAGTACAACTTCATAAGTTGTAACTTCCTTAGCAGTTTGTGGTGGGTGTATTCCATTATCACAAGTATCAACCAGTTTTCCACAAAGCAAAGTGTATTTGTAAACTGGTTCAAAGGGGTCATGCTCACATATCAACTTATATTCAAGCTCTTGTTTCACATGGCAAGTCGTACGTATCGTGTGTACACGGCAAACACTGCTGCCTCCTAGTCTCCACTTCGTACAATCAGCAAAGTCATTTCCAAGTTTGTTTCTTAGTGATTCGCTCATAATAAATACCTCAAAGTAAAAATTCTAATAATCGTCTGATCTTCGGGAGGTTAATACTAACTTGCTCGGGCAAGCTATTAAATTGTCCATATCCCTTGTCACGTTCAATTTCAACGCATATTACTCATATTCCTATTTCTTTCATCTGTTCGTAACTCCTTTCTCAATTGTCATAGTTCTGGTAACTTAATTTCTGCAAACACAAATCAAAGGAAGGTATCAATCGCAGAACATTCACTCTTATACTTCCCAGAGATGCGTTCTTGCCAATGTGTTTCGTAGGTTGTTCTTGTCATTTTGTTTCTGTGCTACAACTCATGCACGTACAATCAACGTAGTTAATTCTTGTTTGCCTTTTCTGTGGAAAGCTCTTAGGTATTGGTTCAAAAGTAGGTTCTGCAATAAGTTTCAAAATGATCTCTGTTTCAATTAATTCAAGCCACGGTATCAAGTTATTACTCTGCTGTGTTGTGTCACGCTTGTAGCTCTTGTGATGGCTTCTGCTGGTGTTTTCTGCTGTGTTCTCAAGTTTGGTACATCTGCTGCAAAGCTCAGGCGTGGGGTGCTCTGGGAGCTTCGTCGTCCATGAGCTCCTCAAATGACTTTCTTTCTGTGTGTCCACATTCACGTTCGCGCTCGCCCTCGCCCGTCAGATTCACCGTTTCGGTCGTTTTTTCCCCGTTTTTGCGACTTTTTCGCATTTTTTGTTCAATTTCGCTACATCAATTTGATGTTCAATTTCGCTACAATCCATGCTCACCACTCCACCCGAACTGGCTCACTGCCGGCGGTCCTTTTTCGGGTCTTCACGGACACGGTTTTCGGCCTCCGTTTTCTGATAAATTTCTCCTCCTGCAAGTCTCGTGCCATCCACCAAAAATGGACGCAAGTTTCACATCCAAGTTCGGGCTGATTGAACTCATTTTTCCACTCCCAGTGGTCCTCGTCTAACAAGCAAATTCCACAGTTTCTGCACTTAATTCCAGTCATTTTGTTCCTCCGTATTCTTGGGCGGGCAAGCTATCATAAGATCTTGGAAAAATTTATTTTTCCCTATCGTCCTATACGTGTTCACGCGTCTGACGCAAGTGCTGTTTCAGTCTTCCTAGGGGGATCCATTTTCGGCAGGAGCACATCACGTAAATCCGGTGCTTGCTGGTCTTCTTACCGTCTGTTCGTTCCTGCGTCTTCAGCACTTTCAGCGTCAGTGAAACTGGCTCACACTCGGACGTTCCATACGACCGGCTCACGCATTGCACTTCAACGCTAGTGGGCTCCATGCTAAAATCCAAGGGCATTTTGTCACTACCGCATAGGTCTTTTCGTAGCTTCGTCATGTCAATTCTTACGAACTGCATCAGGCTGGTTTTCACATCGTTGGTCATAATTTTAGTCTCCAAAGTAAGGGTTCAAAACGGTTTCAATTTCGCAGTTTTCTACGGTTTTTTCAAAGTAATGTGTCGGCTAATAAACTTCACAATGTCGGCCTCAAGGATGTGTCTCGGGTGCGGTGCGGTCTTCGGGAGATTCAAGGAGCTTTCTTTTTCCGATCTCATGACTCCATTCAAAATCTCCCCTCATTTCGGGGGGTGTAGTCAATGTGACCCCACCCCTTCGGGGGGGTGTACTCAATCTGACGGCGCTCCCGGTCCTCGGTCGTTCTGTATTCATCTTGATACACCTCTTCGGGGGGTCTGTATTCAATCTGACTCACTGCAACTTCCATGCCCGAAATCCAAAATCCAAAAAATTTTTCCGGGATTTTTTTCTGTGCATCTTCCATGCCAAACTCGTGGAAAATAGTCGCTGCAATTTTCATGCCAAACAAATCCAAAATCCAAAAAGACCCCGCGTCTCCACGGGGTCGGTTTCGGGGGTCGGCGGTCAGCCTACCAACTCACTACCTTCGGCTTCGCCCCTTCGGCTTTTACCTTGGCAGTCGCCCCTCCGGCTTTCGCCCCTTGCTTTCTCACCTGTCGCCCCTCGGCAACAAACAAATCCAAAGCATTGCGTCCGGCCTCGGTCAGCACAAAGTGCATCGCCGTCTGGCCTCCGCCCTCTGCAGGGTAAGTCACTGCCTCCAGCAGTGCGGGCTCGTAGGGTAATTTCCCCTGATTGCGGTTCGCGGGGCATCCGGCCAGTTGCTTGCAAGTCACCACACAATCGTGGCTCAACGCTATCGCATTTTTGGCCTCGCCAGCAGTAATCCCGTCAGCCCCTGCATTGGCACTCGCTGCCAAAATCCGGGTCGATACGGTCACCTTAACACCATCTTGCAAGGCTTCGGTTCGGTACGAAGGGGTCGCGGATTTTTTCGTGGTTTTCTTAGTAGCGTTCGACATAGTAGTCTCCAAATTAAAGGTCAAAATTCAACGGTTAACATCAACCGTTTGTTGATTGCAACCAATGCAACCAACGCAATACAATATCGTCAAAGAATAACGTTAACGCAAGGGTATTTTGGCATATGGAGCCAAAAAGAACCAAAATAAAATTGTCCTGCGTCGTAAACCCCTATGTGGCAAGGGTTTAGGACAACAAAATTTTTTTCTAAAAATGCTAGCATGACCCTTTTTGAAGGTCTTTTTCCCACAAAATGACGGTCCCATTCCAGTCCTAGGAGCAGGGAAAGAGCCAAGGATAGGGGTCTTAAGATGTTTGGGAGCAACTAGTTGGACCATCTTTGACCTGTTCATTAGTTCCGTGGATCTTCAAGTAGGAGTAGCTAGGAGTTGGATTCCTCCAAGGAAAATTTTAGGAGTCGGTGTGTCTTTGGTGATACGGAGCTAGGAAAGGAACCGGACATTCAGGGTTGAGTATTTTTCACGTATTTTCACGGCAAAAACGAATTCTACCTATGTGGAAGTAATATTCTTTCAATTTTACCTATTGCAAAATAAATTGGTTTTGTGCTATACGTAGTATTAAGATGAGGGAGAGAAGAGAGGTTCTATATCTATCATGCCAGTAAAAGTAATTAAAAAGGGTAACGGTAAACGTCCCTACAAATTGGTTGAACCTACCGGCAAAGTAGTTGGTAGCAGTACAACTAAGCAAAAAGCAATGGCAGCAGCAAGGGCAAGGAATGCAGCTACAGCCAGTAAAACCAAACGTAAATAGTTAAACACAAAAAGGAAGTGAAGCTATGCCACAAGGTAAAGGAACATACGGTAGCAAAAGGGGCAGGCCACCAAAGTCGTCAAGCGGCGGTGGTAGCGGTGGTCGTAAAAGCACCTTACGCAAAAGCCGTACAAGTAGCATGGGTATTAAAAAGAAGAAGAACACAAAAGGGGGCAAAGGCTATGCGTAACTACCTTCCATTTTTATTTGCTTGGTTAGCAATAATTGTATTTACAGCAGCAAATTACAATATCTGGGGCGGTGCTACTACCGACCAACAACGTTGCCAAGCCGAAGCCAACTACATGGCAGCACGTAATATCAAAAGACATGTAGGGCCTACCATTGGTAACTTTGAAGGCATAGGTTGGGGATCTAGCCCAAATTGCCGTACCTGCACACCACGTCGTGGACGTATGCGTTTAACCGGAGATGCTGTTGCCCGTTGCGCAAACGGTTATTATGTACGTGTACGTAGCTGGCGTTAGTGTGTGGAAGTGTGTGTGTGTGCGTGCGCGCGTGTGTGTGGACGATCCCTCCCTTCGGTCGGGACCTAGTATTCCCCCCAGAGAGTGTGTGTTTTAGTGTGTTAGATTGTATAAGGTGTGGCGAAGCCATAGAAAATTTGCCAACCAACAGTATAGATCGTAGTGTGTGCCGCGAGTGCCAGCGTGCAAGCCTAGAATTACAATACCGCGAGCTCAGTAGGTATGTTAGTTCCAGGTTAGGCTTTAAGGATAGGCAACCCCATATACTAGCCAGTATAGTTGATTTTTATCAGCATCGCTTGCTTTAGCTGTAACAGCCTGCTATAGTTCTGCGTTATCTAACAGTCTTCCTCCAGAGAACCTATAGTGTGGCTAAAAAACGTATTCCCAAGGCTTTAAGCAAAACACCCAATACTCCTACAACAAGTTCCCTAAGGGAACAGGTAGCCAAAGCAAGGCTCAGGCGTAAACGGGTTAGGGAGGACATTCTAGCAGGCCGCACAAACGTCCGCCTCCTGGCCGACAAGTACGGTGTTAGCCCAACCACTATACGTACTGACATGGAACACGTATTTGGTAAGTGGGCCAGTGCTGATGCCACAATGTACAAAAACGACGAACGACGACGTCAAGTACGTGTAGCACAACTAACTAACGTACTAACGAAGGCTGTAGAGAGCTTTGAGAGATCTTTAGACGACAAAGAAAAAATAACTATACACAAGGTTAGTAAAAAATGTGAGGTCTGCCGAGGCCGCGGAAAGACCAAAGACATTGAATGTGAGGCTTGCGAAGGCGTTGGACGCATAAAAGTTATTAGCGAAACCGTTGAAACTACTGGAAGCAGCGGAGACCCCACCTTTTTGAACGTAGTGCGTAACTGCGTAAACGATATTGCCAAACTAGAAGGCCTCCTTACTACACGCATACAACAAAGTGGCACAGTTACCCACGACCTACTTGTACACCTAGTTGACGAACTGGAGGACAATACCAATAAGCACATTACCGACAACCAAATAGAGGATGTTGCTGCCAACTTTTTAGCACAACAAAACCTCACCATAGAAGGCTCCGTACTAAAAGAAAATGGCAAACCAACAAAGTCAAAAGAGTAATAACTTTTTATGTGTGACACACCTGAACAAAACTTTCCACCCGAGGAAGGTTGGGAACATCACGAAGCCCCTTTGGAAAGATTTTATGAAGAAATCTACATTACCACCGGTCATTGCATAGGAGCTAACCAATTTGACGGTGAAACCCGTATAAACTTTTACGAAGACCCCACCTGCAACCAACAACTCATAGCCAGCTTAAATCCTGTATTAGCCTTACACCTTGCCGAAAACATAGTAAACCTTGTAATACTTGAAGAAGACGTAAATTTAACAGACGAGGCCACCGAAACACTTACTCACATACGTGATCTTTTTAAGAGCATGTACTAAAAATCAAGGTTTGGTTCCAGTGGTTGGTTCCCGCTGGTTAACTCCTTGTCAATCGGTTCGCACTCTGTCCGATGCCAAAAAACAGGGTGTGCTTTTTAATTTAACCCCCTCTGCATAAAACCCCTTACCCTATGGACACACAAAACCTTAAAGAAGTACTGGCAGACCCTGTTAAGTTTACCAGTCTTTGTTGGCCTGACATTAAGCTATACGAAAAACAAAAAGAGGTTCTTTATAGCTTACGCGATAACATCGAAACCTTTGTACATGCAGCCAACGAAGTAGGTAAAGACTTTATTGCTGGTTTGGCTTGCGTTTGGTTTTTTGCAAGTCGTACGCCGTGTCGTATTGTTACAAGCAGTAGTGGTGAAACCCAACTAAAGTCTATTCTCTGGGGCGAAATAAACGAGCGACTGCAAACTAGCCGGTTTGAGTTTCCCTTTGACGTTAAAGACCTAGCCATTTACAAACTCAATGCCGACGGTAAACGCTGCCCACGTAGCTACATTATCGGACACGTAACCAAAGTGGTTGAGAACTTTCAAGGACATCACCTGCCCCACGACAAGCCAAGGGTGTTAGCCATTTTTGATGAAGCCTCTGGTATTAAAGACCCCTTTTACGAAGCTGCCGAAAGTTGGGCTCACCGTAAGTTGGTTATTGGTAATCCACTAAATACCACCAACTTCTTTTACCGTTGTTGCAAACGTGGCAACATTGACGATCCTGCAAAAAGTGGTGGCTTTTTACGCAACGTAATACATATTGACGGTAAGGATAGCCCCAACTACAAGCTAGGCAAAATACTTGATGAAGCCGGAGCCGACCGTCCTTTTCCTGCAATTATTCCCGGTGTGCTTAGTTACGATGAATACGTACGACGTGAACACGTCTGGGACCATGTTAAAGCCCATATGCGTTTGAGCGGGCATTTTTACGAAGGCGAAGGAGCCTTACTATTCCCACCCGATTGGCTTGACTTTGCTGAGGAAATCTACGACATACTAAATCCCAACGGCTACGACAGCCAAGAAAAATATAAGATCAACGGTTTTAAGCGTACTGCCCTTGGCATGGGTGTGGATACCGGAGCAGGCCGTGACCTAAGTTGTTGGACTGTGGTTGACGAGCGAGGTGTAATCGAGCAGGAAGCCCGTGTAACTGCCAACACTATGGAAATACCTGCCTTTACCCTTGAAATGATGCGTCGTCACAACTTAAAGGGTCACCAAGTGGTTTTTGATGCCGGTGGTGGAGGTAAACAAATAAGTGACCGACTAATAGAACAAGGCTACAATGTACGTGCCATTAGCTTTGGGGGTAGCCCTACACCAGAACGCAGTAAACGTCGCTTAACGACCGCTGAGAAGCGAGACGACGACCAAATACGCCAAGTATACAAAAACAAGCGTGCCGAGCTGTACGGCGTCTGTAGCGAGCTTATGGACCCTGACCTATGTAAAGAGTACGAGCGTCCAATGTTTAGTATTTCTAAAGAACTATATCATTTACGTCAAGAACTTGCTATAATGCCCAAAGAGTACGATAGTGAAGGCAAAATGTTTTTGCCCCCTAAAGAACGCCCACCTGGAAACAAAAATCCAGATCTATTAGTCATTAAGGAACTACTTGGACGTAGCCCCGACCGAGCCGACAGCTTGGTTCTTGCCACCTACGCTATGGTTGAAAGTGCTGCCCCAAGAGTTGCAGGAGCTTTTTAACAATTATGCCTACTAAAAAGACAACCACTACTTCAAAACCTGTTGATGTTGAAGTTAAACCAAAAGTAAAAAGTAAGCCTACTAAAATGGGTGGAAAAACGTTTACTATTGAAATAACTATTCCACCTGCTGATGGTGCAAACTTCCGTAATTCCCACGTTTTGCAAGCCATATGCTTTGGACAAGCTAACGGACTAATTGCAAAAGAAGTACAAGCCTATTTGGAAGAAAACAAATAACATGAACTCAAACCACCTACCTGAAAACTGGCGTGAGCTTAGTTTTCTTGTAAACGAAACTTTAATTAGCCGTGAGCGTCTAGCTAATCAGTTGGCAGACCCTCGCCGTGATATTGATTTTGAGTGTGGTTACCCCGAGTACATTACGGCTGACATTTACCGTAGCATGTACGACCGGAACGGCATTGCCGAACGGGTAGTAAATATCTTCCCAGAAGAAAGTTGGGCTAAAGACCCACTTATTAAAGAAACTACAGGTACTAAACAAACCAAGTTTGATAAACAAATAATTGAGTTAGATGAACAACATTGTATCTTTAGTTTCATGCAACGAGCCGACGCTATTAGCGGCATTGGTCGCTACGGTGTTATCCTTGTTGGGTTGGATGATGGTAAGGATCTTATTGAGCCAGTTCCTGGAATAGACTTACGTACTGGTAGAGCCACTGGTAAAAACAACCATAGCATTACCTACCTACGTACCTTTGATGAAAGTCAAGCACGTATTGTCCGTTACATTAGTGACCAAAGTAGTCCACTGTACGGAATGCCAGAAATTTACGAAATACAATTTGTAAACTACCACCTTGACGATGCTAGTGCCGAAGGTACAAACACTACCGAAAACGTACACTGGACCCGTCTAATACACCTTGCCGACAAACGTTTAACTAGCGAAATTTTTGCTGTGCCTCGTATGCAAAGCAGCTACAACCGTTTGTACGATACCCGCAAGATGCTTGCTGGTAGTGGCGAAATGTACTGGCGAGGGGCCTTTCCCGGTATTAGTTTAGAAACTATGCCCGGATTTGAAGATGCTGTAATTGATAAAGAACAAACAAAGTTAGAAATGGAAGCCTACATGAATGGCCTCCAACGGTATTTACTTAATCAAGGTTTAACAGCTAAAAGCCTACCACCTCAAGTACAAAGTCCTAGAGACTTTTTGATGACACAACTACATGCTATTGCTATTACAATTGGTGTTCCTTTGCGTATTTTTATGGGTAGCGAACAAGCACAATTAGCTTCTGCTCAAGATGTACGTAACTTTAACCGTCGTATTAAAAAACGTCAACATCGTTACCTTAGTCCATTTGTTATTAGGCCATTTATCCAACGACTTATTGACTACGGTGCAATTAACCCACCTGTTAAAACGTATAGTGATGGTCGTGCCAAGTACATGATTAAATGGCCTGACGTTGACGTACCTACTGAAAAAGATCAAGCCGAGATTGGTGATAAGTGGACTACTGCACTACAAAAGTATGTAGCAAGTGAAGTCTACAATATGATTAGCCCCTTGGACTACTTTGTAACCTTTTTAGGTATTGAACCTGCCGTTGCTGAACCATTAGCTATTGAAGCTGAAAAACGCATTGAAGAGTACCAACAAAAAGTAGAAGAACAAACAGAGTTTGAAAATAAAATGTCTGCCGTAAGCGAAGTAGGTAGTACACCTATTGAAGCCGAAAAAGATGATGCTGGCTTACGCCAAGACGATATAAATAAAGCAAAGGAAAACAACAGGAATGATATCAGTACCCTTCCTGGCGAAAAAGAATTCGAGGACGAAACTTAATTTTTTAACTAAAGAGGACGAAACGGTTATGACAGGCCAAAACGACCAAGTACTAATTACTGCCATACGTAAAGAAGCCGACAGGCGTAACATCCGAGGCTTAGAACGGTGGCGTTTAGAACGACGGCTAAACCAACCCAAGTTTGTAGAAGCCGTAAAACAAGAAATACAATCTGAAGTGTTTTGGGATAACCCCGGAGCCTTTAACAGCACTACCCCTGCTGGTATTGATTGGGAAAGTATTGATTGGGAAAAAGTATTTTCAATCGTACTACAATTACTGACACTATTTATTTAATAAGTAAGGAGGGAAACAACGTTATGAATAACTTAAAACTAAACCTAGCTATTGTTTTTGTCCTTTGCTTTACTGCATTTACCTATGCACAAACTACCGTAACTGGACCTAAAGTTGCAAAAGTAGGGGAACCAATAAAATTCAAAGTAGAGGAAGGTGAAGCTGGAGATATTGTCCAGTGGCAAGTACTTAGTCCTCGTAATCAAGAAACCTTTATTATCAACACAGAGCTAGGGCTTGAATTTATTGTTGATGCTGGTTGTAGTTTTAACGGCAAGGTAGAAGTACTTTGCACAGTTGTTAACTTTGAAAACCAAAAGTTCATACAAGAAGTATTGGACTGTATGGTTGGTGAAGAAGACAATAAGCCTGATAACCCAGATAAACCAGACAACCCGGATAAACCTGATTTTGTTAGCCGCGTTGAGCCTGACAAGTTCGATAACCTTGGTATTCGTATTGATACCATTGCACAAAATGCTGGTATGACCCGTAGGCTGCAACTTAGTGAAGAGTTCAAAAAAGTTGCAAGCCAAATGCGTAACTACGAGTTGCGTACACCGGATGCTGTTAAAGCTAAAATCAATGGGTTTATACCACCTTACCGTCCTGAGTGGAATGATGTATTTAATTTAATGGCTGAAGATGGTGCAACTCGAACGGGTATGGTCTGGTCCGAAACGGCAGACTGGTATGAGGCCTGTGCTCATGGAATGCTAGGAGAAACACGATGACAGCATTTTTAGAAGATCAATCAACTTCTCATCCTGGTTTTATGGGCTGGGGTACTGAGCTTGACACCGAGCAAGAACGCCTAACCAAAGAACTACAAGCCTACGATGCCCTATTAGACAATACCGAACCTAAGTATCTTAGTCGTAGTGAACCAAAAGCCATAGTTAATAACCAACTAATGGATAAGGTTAAAAAACTACAAGAGCAAGACGGTATTGAGGATGGTTTTAGTTTTATGCACCTTGAACGGTGTATTTTTGGTGAGATCATTCCCTGGAAGGCACAAATAATCGGTAGTTGTGTAGCCAGTGGTGGTATGTATGCCGACGTTGGACGTATGCTGGTTGAAGCCTTTTTAGTGCAAGAACCCGAGCATTTGTTTGGCGACAACTACATTGGTCCTGATAACGTAGCTCCATTTGCCCCTTATAACTATAGAGCAGGCCGTAAATACGGTAACCTAAATGGTAACATGGATGGTAGTTTTTGTGCTGAGCACATTAAGGGCAAGTTGGAATACGGTTACCTTATGTGTAGTGCCGAGGGCCTCAACTACCAAGAAAGCTGGTTACCCGAACCCCAAAACAGTAGCGAATACCGTAAGTGGGGAGCCAACGATCGACTACTGGACCAGTTTGCCCCTCAGGTTAAAAACAAGCTAATTGAAACCGAAAAGGTAACACAAAGTAGTGATGTTGTCGAGCTACTCACTAAGCACTTCAAACCAATGCAAATCTGTAGTAACTATGGTTTTGCCCCTACTGGTAAAATATCTGGGTGGACATTTAATGGTCAACCTGTTTACCAGTACCGACGAAGTGGAAGTTGGGCTCACAACATGACCGTGTATGGAGCCGTTAAAGTTAAAAACAATTGGTGGATTATGATCCGCAATAGTTGGGGGTTTAATGCACATCGTAATGGTTGTTGGTTTGCTGTAAGTCTTGGAGACTTTGAAAGCTGGTTACGTAACGCCGAGTGTATGACCATCGGTAATATCGACTTACCCGATATTCAGTTTGGCAATCCATTCCCTTTTAGTTAGGAGTTAATAGTAGATATGAAATTGTTCACTGGTTTGTTATTGTTTGTTGTAGCTTTTATTGGCTTTGCTAATACTAGCGTGGCACAGGACTGCCCCACGTGCGTACAAGCACCAACACAAGTCTTCTCCCAGAATTTGCTTGTGGTCAAGCGTCCTGTTCGTAGTGCTTTAGCTAATGTTAAAAGAAGCTATGGATGTACTGGAAGCTCGGCTCGTACGGTAATGGCTGTACCAGTTGTAGTTCAACAACAAAGTTATGGATGCACTGGCAGTATGGCTAGACGCAGTTTTGCAAGTAACGGAGGTAGTGGTTTTGGTTACTTTGGAGCACAGCGTAAATGGTGGGTAGGTAAAAACGCAGGATGGCAAAGTCCCGGTACACGTAGAGCAAGCCGTAACGCCAATTTTGCCGTAAGAAGCCAAGTGCCATTTAACACCACGGGTCCAACAGCTAACTCTTTAATCCCTGTTGTTGAAGAAGTTGTTGTTCCTGTTGCAGAAGATAATGATGTTTCTTTTAACTTAGATACAGAATTTATCAAAATTAAAATGTCCCAAGCCCCCGAGTATGCGTACAATGCTCGTTGGACTTGGCCCGGAAACAGCGAAGCCAGTTTACGTAACCATATGGCTAATGGACCCCATTGGCACAATGACTCACACACGGCAAGTTATGGCGAGTTAAAAGAAAGACACGATGGTTGTCATGATCGTATCGGACCGTACACACCCGCTATGATTAGACGTAGTAACGTTATGGGCAATGTGTGACCATAGCCCCCATAAAAATAGTACATCCTTCATGCAGAGGGACTTGGGGGTAGGGTCAGGTTGGCCTCCCCCAAACTTTTAACCATAGGTTGATTTTGAAGATTATTCTCATTTGGGTTAGGGCAAAGGAATGTCAATACCAACCGACGTAGTAGTGGCTTTAATCACCGTATTTGGTGGTGGAGTTATATCTTTGTTGTTAATTTTAATGAAAGTAGTTTTCAAAGTGAATGATGCTGTTAATGAAAGACATAAAAAAGCTAACAGTGATGGAGAAATACCTCCTAAGTTGTTTGACATGGTTTACGAAAGCAATAAGATAATTAAAGAAGCTAACAAAAACCTAGAACAACTTACAGAAAAATGTAAACGTATTGAAGATACTCTAAATAACGAAGTATTTCCAAGGTTACAAACTGTAGAAAGTAGACAAAACTTTTTTGTTCAAGCATTGGCTGAACTTAAAAAGAAAAAACCTAAAAACGATGTGGTTAGTTTTGCAGATGAATTACCAGAAGGAGATGAGTAATAATGGTTAGTAAAATTAAAGGCGATGCAATCGTAAACTGGAAAACAACGGTAGCTGGTATCACAGCATTTTTAGCAGTTGTTACTCCACAAGTACAAACACTATTTGATAGTGACACAGCAACCAACCCTGATTGGAATATTGTTGTAGGTGCTGTTGGTGTTTTATTTGCTGCTTTGTTTGCCCGAGATGCCGATAAAAGTACTGAACAAACCATAGGCAATACAGATGGCTAAGAAAAAGGGTCTCTACGATAATATCCATGCAAAACGCAAACGCATTAAAGCCGGTAGTGGTGAGCGTATGCGTAAAGCTGGTAGTAAGGGAGCTCCTACTGCTAAGGCTTTTAAGCAAGCAGCAAAAACCGCTAAAAAAGTACGTAAGAGGAAGTAACAGTATGGCTAAAAAGAAAGACCCAAGACTTGCTCGTGCAGGAGTTAGTGGATATAATAAGCCCAAACGTACTCCTAATCATCCAAAGAAGTCTCACATTGTTGTAGCCAAAGAAGGCGAAAAAGTTAAGACTATTCGTTTTGGAGAGCAAGGTGCTAAAACTGCTGGTAAACCAAAAGCAGGTGAAAGCGAAGCTATGAAACGTAAACGAGCTAGTTTTAAGGCTCGTCATAGACGCAACATAGCCAAGGGTAAAATGTCTGCTGCGTACTGGGCTAATAAGGTGAAGTGGTAGACTAGAGTATGGCGTCCCCAGTAATTGTTCAACTTGTTGTTAGCACTAACAATGCTGTAGATATAGCTACGGCTCCATACCAAGTAATTAGTTCTGTTGCCGATGTAGATGAAACAAGGTTATGTTTTCTCTACTTAAACTTAGAACTTCTTACCGGAGTTGCTGGTGCATTAACAGTTGATGTTTCTGTAGGTGGTTACACAAATACAGTTATAACAGGTGACTACTACTTTACTGCTGAAACTACCATTAGAGTCCAGACTGCTAACTTTATTGTACGTTCTAACGAAACAGTAACCGTAACTGTTCAGTCGGATCAAGCAGGCGATACTTCAGTAAATGTAATAACTTACATAATGGACGCTAATCCCATAACAGTATGAATGGATATTTAATATGTTGTATAACGATTTAACTGAACAACAAAAAGAAGATCTTCACAAACATGAGATCTATATCCGAGGTAACACAGCAGTTTTAATGTCCGTATTTAAGGATATGGATACAGCAGTTTGGTTCCCTTGGATTGAGAATAAAATCGTACCTATTTTAGATTCACTCACAGACAATAACGACATTATACCTAATACAAGTTTACTAGGTGGTAGTAGCGACCTAACTGTGGCTGAATACAAGTTACTTAGAACTTTACTTAATGATATGTATTTGCTTTATGCAAACAATCAAACATTGGTTTCTAAAGCCATAGGCATTAACGCTTAAAACAGAGTATGGCAGAATACTACATAGATGGAACTATAGTTAGTGCTACTGGAACTGGTAGTGGTACTGTTGGTGACCCTTGGGGTAAAACCGACGACCTACTACAGTACGCTCTAGATCAAATAGTTGCTGGTGGTGGTAAAGATACTACGGGCGATACTATCTATGTGACTGGTGACTTAAACCAAACAGCCTCAGTTGATTTTACAGGATACAACCCACAACAAACGACACCCTTAGCTATACGACCCATAGAGGTTGATTTAATCAATTACGATTTGGGGGGAACCCCATTTATAAATAATACAACAACAAGAGCCTTACTTATTTTCCACGTAAGGTTTTTTAACTTTGGTGGTAACACTGGTGCTTATCCTGTAAGATCTGATCATTTTTCTGGGTTCTTTCAATGTGTCTTTGATGGCGTAGGTAGTACAGGCACTTACGGATTTACGTATTTTGGTCCTTACAGTACTGTTATTGGGTGTAAATTCATAAATGAAAATAGAGCTGTAGGCTTAGTATCTTACACAAGTACAGGAGGATTTTTTGCCTACAATTACGTAGAAATAGATAATACTGCTCAGTATGCTATGTATACTTACTACACTACATTTGCTCACAACATAGTAAGAGTAAAAAACGGAAGAAACACTGGATGTTTTTTGCCAATCGCTACTGGTAGGTATTTCAATAATACTTTTTACGGTGAAAACAATACAGGAAGTGCCATATTTGTGAGTAGTGCTTATGAAGACCAAAACATATTTAACAACTACTTTGAAGGTCTTTACCGTCCTCTAAACATAAGTACAAATCACAACGCTAATGTTAGTTATTTAGTAGGTAATAGAGCATACAACAACACAACAAATACCGTACCGAGTGACTCAACAACGATTGTTTATGATTTTGATAACGACTTTGCAATGACAGAAAGCGGTTTGATTGACCCTGCTAATGGTGACTACAGACCTAAGAGTTCACTAATAAACGCCGGAGTAAATATGTTTGCTTGGTCGCAAGCACAAGAGTATACGGTTTCACCAACCGTGGGATCAATACTTCCGACGTTCGAATCACCACATACACGCCCTATTTTCCCCAGAGTATCATAGTCAAATAAATAAGGAATAAAACTTATGGGGTTTGTTCAAAAACCTAGTATATCTAAAGTCTTTCAAGACAAAGACCCCAAGCTCGGTGGTAATCTTGATTGTGGAGATAGTTACCTACTCTGGGGAGGATCAGAACAATACATCGCTCCAAACTTCGGAGGTGGTTCTAATACTGGTTTAGCAGTTTCGGCAGGAACTTCTAATCTTGTTTTGTTATGCTCAAACCAAATTGATTTCTACACAAGCGGAACTCAACGAGCTAGAATCTCTGCAACTAAATTTACAATGCTTGGGGACGTTGAACCTCAAGGGACTTCTGGTACTTACGATGTTGGCAGTACAACTCAACGTTGGAAATACCTTTACAGCGAAAGAGCAGATTTTGAAACCGATTTAGATTGCACTACAGCAGGTCTAGATGAGAACAACGGTTTTAACACTAATGTAGATTTAGATGGCGATACTACTTGGGGATCGTTTAGATACGGACATCAATTTCGCACGGACATAGAAGGCGATGGTCCTAGTAACCAAGTCACAGGATTTAGAAATAGTTTAGATCTAAGAAATGCGTCTCATCTTGGAACCTATTACTACGGATTGAACAACTCTGTAAACACTTTTGCTACTTGTAATCTTGCAGGCGACAAAGTTTACGGAGCACAATTTAGGTTCCAAGCAAATGTTAGCAACAACATGAACAACGGAACCGAGATTGCGTCCATCAATGTTACGCAGACTTGGTCAGCCGACCCAACTGTACCCTTCCAACCTCCTCTGTTAAGCGGAGCCGTTTTTAACCTTGGTACACAGTTATTAGAGTCCGCTGGTTACTCACATATCCGCATAAACAATGCGGCTAGACCAAGTGGAGGGAGTGCCGGTCCAACTTATCTGTATGGTCTTTACATCGCAGAGCAAACCCAAGCAG